GTTAAAGGTGCTGGCAAGAACCCGACATCAGCAAAAGATAAAGCGCGTAAACGTAGCTATTATGCTAGACATAATGCACAAGGAAAACCAACCAGTAAGCTATCAGCTAAATACTGGAGTCATAAAGTTAAATGGAATGAAGGTGGACCTGTACTATGACCGAAGAAAAACAACCTTTAAGGATTTACACATGAAAAATTCATATTGGACAACGCAGGTATCTCTTCCGACTGATATCGCAAAGCGCGTCCTATCTCTTACAGGCGGCAACGATCTACATGATTTGAGCTACGGCATTCAGGTGCTGTGTAGCCGCTTTTCTAAGACCTATTCCGTTGAGGGGCACCGTGATCGTGACAAATGAAAGGCCACGCTCAGACAGAAACCGTCTCGGCGATGAAGTCAAGTGTGACTCGTGCCAAGAGTGCGGATGTAACACTGATGTTTGTAAATGCGAATGCCATAAACAAGACGATAAAGATCAGCTAGATTTCTGGGAATTTTGGAAGGACAGACAGTGAAAAAGTATATGAACCCTGTTAAGTCTAAGAAGATGAACTTAGGCGGCAGTATTATGAATCCGTATAAAATGGCTAAGGGTGGCCCTGTATTTAAGACTTGCCCTGGTTGCCCAACACCGGCTAAATGTAAAGCCGCTGGTAAGTGTTTAAAGAAAGCTAAGAAGTAACAGACGGGAAGGTGACTGTTCTGGTGGGGATAACGACGGGAAAAACCGCGTTATAGGGGTCGCATGGTAACTAAGACTAAATCAACAGTAAATAAAGCAGGTAACTACACCAAACCGGCTATGCGTAAAAGGCTTTTTGAAAAGATCAAAGCTGGTACTAAAGGCGGTAAAGCAGGGCAGTGGTCGGCTAGGAAGGCAGAAATGCTTGCCAAGGAATACAAAGCTAAGGGCGGCGGTTATCGTGACTAAATCAGAAGGTAAGACCTGTACCGGATGTAATAAGTGGCAGCCTTTTACAGAATATAGAAGTCGCGGGGGAAAGCAGTCTCATCTACTTCAAAGCAGATGTAAACGGTGTCAGTACGAAATGCATAAAGAGTACGTAGATAATAACCCTGAACGGGTCAGAAAATATAGAGCAAAAGATAAATGGACTCTTAAAAAGAGATGCGCTCGCCACAACATTACTATTGAAGAATTTTGGACTTTATACGAAGAGCAAGATGGTACATGCCCTGTTTGCGATAAGGCGGTGAGTCCAGACGATTCAGCTATTGACCATAATCATGATACAGGGGACGTTCGTGGTATTATTCACAAAACCTGTAATAGGGCGCTAGGTATGCTGGGAGATTCCCCTGATACTCTTGAAAGAGCGGCGGAATATCTTAGGCAGCGGGGTTTTTACGGGGACGGCGAGTAATGACTCTAAAAAAACCTCAACGTAGTCTTAAAGCATGGACTAAACAGAAATGGCGTACAAAGTCAGGTAAGCCTTCCGGTAAAACCGGAGAAAGATATCTTCCTGAAAAAGCAATTAAATCTTTATCATCTGCCGAGTATGCTTCTACAACAAAAGCTAAACGAGCAGGAACAAAAGCTGGGAAGCAATTCGTAAAGCAACCCAAGGCAATCGCAAAGAAAACTAAACAGTATAGAAAGGTTTAAATTATGGCCAGTAAAGATGTGACAAAATTAGAAAAAAAACTTGAGAAGTTAGAATCTATGCTTGAATCCGGCGTTCGTTCTAAGAGTGCTATGGGTACAGTTAAGTTAGATAAGCTGGATAAACAAAACCTTCGAAGAGAAATTAAAAATATTAAAGCTGAATTAAAGAGTGAGTATAACCGGACTGGCAAAAAAGGCAATACACTAGGTCTTTCTTTGGATGGAGAAATCGGTGAGCCGGATACGACTATGCCCCCGGTTTCTAAAAAGAAACCAAAAGCAGAACCAGAACCAAAACCAAAAGCAGAATTAGTAAAACGTAAAGGCCCATCTTATTCTGATGACATGACTCAAAATGATTATGGTCTAAGGGAAAAGGTGCGTATTCGTGATAAGGCAAAAGAAGAGAATATCGGTGAAGCTGCCGCTGAACAAAACCTAAAGAAGGGTGGGGCCGTTACTCGTAAAGCAAAACCATCTAAGTATGGTATGAAAGCAGGTGGCTTTACTAAGCGCGGCGGCATGTATAAGAAGGGAATGTCGTGAGCAAATTAACTGAACAACAAGAAGCATTTTTAAATGCATTGTTCGGTGAAGCTGCGGGCAATTTCCGTGCAGCTATGGACATGGCGGGGTATTCTAAACACGAGTACCCTGCTCGTCTCATCCGTAATCTTAAAGATGAGATTATAGATCGTGCTGAACATATGCTTGCAGCTAATGCTCCTAAAGCAGTTCTATCCATGACAGGTGTGCTAGATGATCCCAGTGCTTTAGGTACGCGGGAAAAACTAGCAGCATCGAAAGAGATCCTGGATCGGGTTGGTCTAGTTAAAACTGAGAAGGTTGAAGTAAAAGCGGACAAGTCTGCTGTATTGATTTTACCTCCTTTAAAGTATGACGACGAGGACGATGCCTCAGAATAAAGCCAGACATTTAGATCGTAAACCAATCCCAGCAAGAGGTAGATTACCTTATGGCTATGACATTGTTGGAAAAGAGTACATACCTCATAATCCTACTATGGATAAATTGGAGGTTGCGGTCGAACAAATTAGAGAAGGCAATCAACCTATCCGCAAGGTTGCAGCATGGCTTGAGAATGAAACAGGTAGAAAATTATCGGCAACCAGACTTCATAAGATCGCATGGTCACCCGAAGAACTTGAGACACGTAGAAAGAAGCGGAGACGCGGTCTTACTGCTGAACAAAGACGATTACAAGATCTTAAAGATCAAGAAAGACAAAGCAGAATCAAACACGGAATCGCAGAGCGAAAGCTACAGCGAGCCGTCAAAAAGACAAAACCACATGCTGTCGATACTGGTGTAGACTTTTCAGACCAAGTAGTTCAAGATAGAGAGATTGCTTTTCAGGCTAATCCTGGCCCACAAACTGATTTTCTATCCGCGACAGAACGTGAAGTTTTTTATGGAGGTGCAAGAGGCGGGGGTAAAACTTATTCCCTCTTAGTGGCACCGTTACGGTTTATCCATAACCCAGTGCATCGTGCGCTATTAATTCGTAGGTCGATGCCTGAATTAAGAGATGTTATTTTCCAAACTCAACAAATTTATAAGAAGATCGAACCAAAAGCAAAGTTTAAGAGCCAAGAAAATACATGGTACTTTCCAAGTGGAGCACGAGTTGAATTCGGCTATTGTGAAAACCTTCAAGACGTTTTACGTTACCAAGGTCAGTCCTATTCCTGGATTGGTGTGGACGAGTTGCCGCAATATGCTAGCCCGGATGTATGGCATTTTCTTCGTTCGTCCTTACGAACTACTGACCCAAGTCTTCCTTTGCATATGCGTGCGACTGGTAACCCAGGAAATATCGGTTCTGCGTGGGTTAAAAAGATGTTCATCGATCCGGCTAAGGCTGGCACGAAGATTACAGAGAAAGTTGAATATGAGGTTGAGGGGAAGACCTTAACTTCTGAGATCACTCGTAAATTTATTGCGGCTTCTGTTTGGGATAATCCGTACTTAACACAAGATTCTAGTTATATTTCTATGCTGGCTTCTTTGCCAGAGGTAAAAAGAAAACAATTTTTATATGGTGATTGGGATGCAGTTGACGACGGAGCGTTTCCAGACTTTGACAAAGAGACGCATGTGGTACCATCTTTTGAGATTCCTCACGGGTGGACGAAAATCAGATCAGCGGACTTTGGCTACGCGGCACATTCAGGTGTCCTTTGGGGCGCAGTAGACTTTGACGGGTGCCTGTGGATTTACAGGGAGTTATATGTTAACCGTTTAACTGCTGATAAACTCGGGGAACTTATCCGAGAAACAGAAGCAAGTGACGGTAGGATTCAAGATGCGTTATTAGATAGCTCGTGTTGGGCTAAACGTGGTGATACAGGACCATCTATTGCCGAGGCTCTTAATGCAACCGGGTGTAGGTTTAGACCTTCAGACAGATCTCCAGGTTCTCGTGTC